GTGTTTTCAAATGTTAATGTTTCTGCCATATTATTGTGGTGGTGCTTGTGCTAATTCTGGGTTCTTACTTGGATCTAATATTGGAGCTTTCATCATTGCTGGTGCTCCTTTAATAGCCTCCATTTCAGCTTGTTGTTGTATAGCTTGTTGCTCTTGCTGCTGTATCTCTTGCATACTCTTCACTAGGTTTAGTACATCTATACCTTGTGCAGCTGCAAGTCTCTTGATAAGTTCCTCTGGATTAATAAATTGTTGTATAGCTTCTGGTCCCATAGTTCCTGCAATAGTTTGTAAGAACTGACCTAAAGCTTGAACATCCTGTCCTCTACCTAGTGCATTTATACCAGCTACGATGATAGGCTTAACCATACCTTTAGGTATACGTGGTATCTCACCTGTCTTCTGGAATACACTTAGCTTTCTATTGAGATAAGGTACTAAGAACTCAACCGTGAGTAATCCGAAGAGTCCACCGAGCTGTTGTTCTAGTTCTAGTTGAGTCATCTGTACTTCTTGTGCAGTCGTACGCTCACTATCTCTTACTGATAATATTAAGAAAGCCTCGTTTAATCTCTTCTCTAACGTAGCCATAAGTTGATAAGCAGTCTGGAAGTCAGCTGTCTTACCTACTTGTATTACACCAATATCATCTGGTCGTCCTTGAACGATCGCTCCGTTGCCTGCAGTCGCCAGAGTCTGAGGTTTAGTAGTGCTTGAGGGTGATACTACAAAAACAACTTTAGCAGCTGCTGCAGAGCCTTCTACAAGTGCCTGAGACAATGCCTCGAGGGACTTAAGATCACCAATAAATTGACCTACTCTACCACGACCATAAGCTTCTCCATCTACTGTGTTAAAACGAAGAGGTAACCATGGTGTGGTATCAACAGGTGCTTTACTTTTTGAATCATCTAATACTTTACCATGTACTTCCTGATGCCAGACGTATCTGTTATTCTCTCTTGTAACATGAGTATAGATATCACATTCTTGTTGTTCTGAATCGTCATCATAGACTAGAGGCATCTCCTCCGCAGGAGGCAGATATTTCTCTATTAATTTTTTGTTTATACGTTCTCTTGTGACTATTTCGATCACGTTTCCGTTTCCGTCTCGCTCTAATACGTAGCGATTAAGAGGAAATAATTTCAACCCTGCTTTACCCATGAAAATAAGAGCATTACCACCTACAACTAGATGTTGTAATGCTTGGTGTATTACTACACGATCATCTGATGCTGCAATAGAATCAAGGATGGTTCGTTCTATCTTTGAAAAGGATAAGTCTAATTCTGATTTCATTTCTGGAGGTACTTCTCCTAGCTGTGACTCATCCACTTGCAGTTTAAAAAAGCTAGTCTGTGGAGGTACGAGTGATAGGGATAGCTTTGATGCTAATGCTACTACTCCTTTAGCTCCCACTGATTGCCATGGTGTCTTCAACTGCTTCATACCTTTAGACTGATCTTCATGACCACGAATAAGATATGGTAAGGTTAATTTGGTTGCTTCCTCTGCTTCGTTTAGAAACTGACTACGATCACTTGTCAAATAATCATAACGTTCTTTAGCTGTCATTGTTATACATTAAGGTTTTGTATTCTTAATCCAGAACGGTTAAAGCCACCGCCTGTTCCGCTGTAAGCACCTAAGTTTCTACGCTTCGGACTCTGTACGCCGGCTGCTCCGACTATACCTTGAGTTCCATAAGCTGCTTGTACTCTGTTACGTTCTCCTTGACGTGCAAGAGTCTCACCTTGTGCTAACAAGCTTTGTCTATTAGCTCCAGTATTAGTTTGAAGCTGTGCTAATCGTTGATTAAATGCTTGTTCTTGTGCATTAAATCGTCCTTGTACATATTGTCCAAAGTCTTTCTGTGCAACTTGCATACCACCACCAACATTATACATTGTTGGGTTAGCTAATGCAGCTCTACGTTCATTCATAAAAGATGCAAGCTCATCAGCTTGTTGCTGTCCTGTTGCAAACTTATCATGTATCCACGAATCATCATAAGGATTTGACTTATGTATAATCTGTGGAGCTGGAGCTGGTCTACTTCCACCGCCCATAATTTTTCTCCTAAAGTTCTAGTGTTACTAATGAATGTTTGTCGGTCCACTTTAATTTCTTAGCGAGACCTTTTCTTACTTTGGCTTCTATAAAATCACAACCGTTTATCTTTGCAAAGTTTGTTATAGAAGGCCACTTAGACATCCACTTCTCGTAATCTCTACCTGATCTAGTTGCCCAGATATGAATAAACAACGAGGTTCGTAGTGGATACTTTAATACTTCACAGACTAAAGCTGAGTTAATATCACCTTCATCAAACCCTATCCATAGGTACTGTTGTCCTGTATAGATAGGTAAGAAGAAAGAGTCAGCATCAGCCTCGCCGTTGCTATGAGATAGCCCTTTATTAATTAAGTAAGCTACCTCCGGCCATATATAAGGAACATCTTTAGGTTGGATTAGATGTACTTCCATTATTTTGTTAATCGTTTTTCATACCACTCAACGACTGAGCGTTGCCCTGCTCTGTACATAATACTAGCAAGCTCCTCCTTTGGGT